TTGGACGACTTCTCCAAGCGCATCATTCAACCGGCGATGGCGACGCTCATCAGCGATATCGAATCGTCCATGATGACCGCCGTCACCAAGGACATTTACAACTCGGTCGGCACCGCAGGCACCACGCCCAACGCGTTCCTGACGTTCGGCCAGGCGCGCGCCAAGCTGAACCAAGGACTTGCACCGAAGGACAGCCGCCGTCGCGTGCAGCTCGACTCCGTCGCCATGGCCTCGATGGTCGATACCGGCAAGGGCCTGTTCCAGGACGCCAACAGTATCGCGGAGCAATATCGCGAGGGCCTCATCGGCCGCACCTCGGGCTTCGACTGGTACGAAAACGAGCGCATTTACACCCATACCACCGGCTCGGACCACACGACCGTTACCGTCAATGATGCGTCGATCGCCTCGGGTGACACGACCATCACCACGGCAGGCGGCAACGTCACTGTGGGCACGGTCTTCACCTTCTCGGGCGATGCGGTGAAAGCGGTCCACCCGGAAACCAAGGTTGCGTATGCGCATGATCAACAGTTCGTGATCACCGCGGTCAATGGCAACGACTGGACCTTCTCGCCGGCGATCATCACCAGCGGCGCGCGCCAGAACGTCAGCAAGCTGCCGACGACTGGCGCGGCCATTACCCTGGTTGGCTCGGCCTCGACCGCCTACCCCCAGCATCTGGCCTACCACGAGGACGCGTTTGCCTTTGTGACTGCCGATCTGGAGATGCCAGAAGGCGTGCATTTCGCGGCGCGCGAGATGCTCGACGGTCTGTCGGTCCGCGTCGTGCGCCAGTACGACATCAACAACGACAACATCCCCTGCCGGATCGATATCTTGCACGGCTACAAGACGCTGCGCGAGCAGCTTGCCTGCCGCATCACCGGCTAACGCTACGACATAAACACCATAACGGCCCGATGGGGCCGTTTTCGTTTTAGGAGAACGAAATGGCACTTCCTTCCGCAACTGACGTGGAATACCTCGGCACCAGCTCGTCTGGCGGCACCGTCCTGGGTCTGTCGGCTTCCGAGCTGATCGGATTCTATGGCGTCGCCCCGGTCGCGCAGCGCGCCTACTCGAGCGCGGTCCATGCGACCTCGGCGCTGGCCTCGTCGACCGATTTCGGCGCCACCCAGCTTGCCGCGGTGCAGGAGATCCAAAAGACCCTCATCGCGCTGGGCATCTGGGCGACCGCCTAACCAACGAGGCCCTGGCTTCGGTCGGGGCCCATCATCCATGACAAAACACGTCGTTTTCTGCATCCCGACGCTGACCAAGCCCTATCAGGTCACGCTGGACAGCCTCGCCGCGTCCGTGCCGCTGATCGAGGCGGCCGGATGGCAGCATTCAATGGTCAGCGAGGTCGGCTGCCCCTACGTGAGCGCCGCCCGCGCCGCGATGCTCCGCAAGGCGCTGAACGCGGGCGCGGATGTCATCGTCTTCATTGACCATGACGTGTCGTGGGATGCGCAGGATCTGCTGGCGCTGATCGAGACAGAAGGCGACTACGTCGTGGGCACGTACCGGTTCAAGAAAGAGCCTGAAGAGTACATGGGCCAGCTACTGACCCATGCGAACGGCACGCCGATCGTGCGCAAAGATGGCGCCTTGAAAACGTTCAGCGCGCCCGCCGGCTTCATGAAGATCACAAAGCGCGCGGTCAATACGGTCATCGAGCGCTTCCCGGAGCTGTGCTATGGCGAACGCCATCAGCCGCACGTCGATTTCTTCAATCACGGCGCGCATAAGCATGTCTGGTACGGCGAGGACTACGCCGCTTGCCGGCGCTGGCTGGAGATCGGCGAAGACATCTGGACCGTGCCGAACCTGAATATCCATCACCACACGAAAGACGCGGTGTATCGGGGAAACCTGCACGAGTTCCTGATGCGCCAGCCGGGCGGGAGAAACGCACAATGATGATCCACCTCAAGCACGACAAGCACGGCGTCAAGGTCGCCTACCTCGAAGCGGAAGCGCAGGCCGACGAGCGCGCCGGCTGGGTGCGCTTCGACCCGGCAGCAACGCCCAAGCCGGTCAAGCTGGCCGGCGATGCTCAATCGCCCGATCCAGAGAAGCCCCGCCGCGGCCGTCCGCGCAAGGAGCAATGACATGCCGCTGACCAAGAAGGGCAAAGAGGTCAAGAACGCCATGGCCAAGGAATACGGCAACGCCGGCAAGATCAAGGGCGCTGAAGGCAAGAAGGCCAAGAAGAAATGAGCACCACCTCACAGATCATCCGGCGCGCGCTGCGGCTGAGTGGCGTTCTTGCGTCCGGCGAGACGCCGAGTGCGAACGAGCAGGCCGATGCGCTCGAAGCGCTGAATGCGATGCTCGATGCGTGGCGCAACGAGTCGCTGATGGTCTATGCGCTGCGCACGGAATCGCTGACGCTGACCGGGGCGGCGAGCTACACCATCGGTGCGGGCGGCAATCTGAACACGGCGCGTCCGGTCAAGATCGAGCAAGCGTACTGGCGCAGCGGCGACATCGACTACCCGGTGCGCCTCGCCGACGCCAAGGCATACGCCGGCATTGCCGACAAGACCACGCAAAGCCAGCCGGATTGGCTGTACTACGAACCATCCTACCCGCTCGGCACGCTTTACCTGTACCCGATCCCGGCGAGCGGCACGCTGAAGCTCATCACGTGGGTTCCGCTATCGGAAATCACCGTCGTGTCGGATGAGCTCGCGCTGCCCCCTGGCTATCTGGAGGCGATCACGTACCAGCTCGCCGCACGCATCGCCGTCGAATACGACCGGCCGGTTCCGCCTGATGTGGTGGCAATCGGATCGGCCGCCAAGAAGGACATTAAGCGCGTGAATTTCCGCACGCCGATCATGAGCACTGGCCTGACGACGGGCCGACGCTACGACATCCGGGCGGGCGACTAGTGGATAACGCCATGCTCATAAAGTCTCCGCGAAGAAACGCGCTGGCCGGGATGAATGGCGCGTATAACGCGCAGCCTACGCAAAACGCACTTGCGCAACCTGACTACGGAATGCGCCAAGACGGAACCCGGAAAGGGAGAGGGTTCTTTGGAGAGCTGAAACGCCCAGATGGCGATATTTCGACGGAAATATCGGTTGGCGTGAATATCGGTGGCAAAGAAATGGAGATCCCGACGCTTGTGCCGACTCTCAGCCCTCAAGAAATCAACTATCTGCTTAGCGGGAAGCCGCCGACGCGTGAAATAGTTGATAAAGCCGTCATGCATGCAAGAGAGCGCATGAAAGCCGGCCTTCCGGTGTTCGCGGAATGAGAATCCCCTTTCTCGGCGGCTCCGGCGCGCAGCGCAGCGTGTCAGTCAATGCCTCGCGCACCGTGAATCTGTATCCGGTGATGGATGCGGACAACAAGAGCCCGATTGCGCTCTACGGCACGCCGGGACTCGTGACCTTTGCCGAGACCCAAGCGGCCGAAGTGCGCGGGCTGCACGAGGCTTCTGGCCGGCTCTTCGCGGTATCAGGTAATTCGCTGTACGAAATCGCCTCGGATGGCGCTGCGACCTCGCGCGGCACCCTCTTGAGCGCGTCCGGTAGCGTCTCCATCGCGAACAACGGGATTCACGTCGCCATTGTCGATGGCACGTACGGCTACCGCTTCACGCTGGCAACAAACGTTTTCGAGCTGATCACCGATCCCGATTGGCCGGCGGCGGATTCGATCGCGTTTCAGGATGGCTATTTCATCCTCAATGACTCCGGAACGGGATCGTTCTGGATCACGTCGCTGTATGGCACGGACGTCGATGCACTGGACTTCGCGACCGCCGAAGGCGCGCCCGACAACCTCGTTACGCTGATCTGCGACCACCGGGAATTGTGGCTACTGGGCGGAGAATCGACCGAGGTGTGGTTCAACTCCGGCAATGCGGATTTTCCGTTCGAGCGCATTAACGGCGCGTTTCTGGAAGTCGGCTGCGCCGCGCCGCATTCGGTCGCGAAGATGGACAATAGCGTATTTTGGCTGAGCCAAGACAAGCGCGGGCAGGGGCACGTGATGCGCGCGCAGGGCTATCAGCCCGAGGTCGTGTCGAATGCCGCGCTGGAGTACGCCATCGGCCAATACGACACCATTGATGACGCCATTGCCTACACCTACCAGCAGGAAGGCCACGCGTTCTACGTGCTGACCTTCCCGGCCGCGGGCCACACGTGGGCGCTCGACGCGCGCACCGGGCAATGGCACGAGCGCATGTATTGGAATGCGGGATTTGAGGAACGCCACCGCGGCAATTGCTATGCGTTCGCCTTCGGCCGGCATCTCGTCGGCGACTACGCGAACGGCAAGCTTTACGAACTCGACCTCGACGCCTACACGGACGACGGCGCCTCAATTCGAGCGATCCGCCGCACGCAGCATCAGCACGCACAGGGCAAGCGCCTGTTCTGGTCGTCGCTGCAACTCGACATCGAGGCCGGCGTCGGCCTGACGACGGGGCAAGGTAGCGATCCGCAAATCATGCTGCGCTGGTCCGATGACGGCGGGCATACGTGGAGCAACGAGCACTGGCATTCGATGGGCCCCCTGGGGGAATACAGCCGGCGTGCAATCTGGCGCAGGCTCGGGCAATCCCGCAACCGCGTGTATGAGGTCGTGATCGCCGATCCGGTCAAGCGCGTGATTGTGGATGCCTGGGCCGACGTGGAGGCGGGGCAGTGAGTTTCCCTATTCCGCCGCTCAACTCGCCGGACAAGAACTCGCGCGTATGGCATCTGTGGTTTGATCAGCTACGCCGCTTCCTATCGGATGCGTCAGGTCTGATCCCGTGGGCGAGCATCAACAAATCGGGCTCCAACTTAACCGACCTGACGACGCGCCGGCACAACGACCTGCAAATCATCCAGGGCGGCGCAGCCGACAATTACTACCACCTGACGGCGGCACAGCTCGTTGATCTGACGGACGGCAACGACTCGGCGGCGCATTTTCACTCCGCCGACCGGGCACGGGCCAACCACACCGGCACGCAGGTGCGAAACACCATCAGCGATTTCGCGCACGACCACACAACTGCTGATGGATCTGGGGTGCTCACCAACGACGAGCACGACGGGTTTATCGAGATTGCGACCTCGACGGCGCCCGCCACGCCTGCGGCCGGCAAGATGCGCGTATATGCGCAAGACGCGGCGGGCGTCGCTCGCCTGCGTGCGCTGCATTCGACGGGCTCGGATCTCGCGTTTTTCCGCGACTCCGTGGTGCGCGTCAAAAACACCTCGGGCGGCACGATCAACAAGGGCGAGATCGTCTATTGCACCGGGGCAACCGGGAATTTCCCGACCGTCGCCAAGGCAAAATCCAATGCCGCCGGGACAATGCCGGCGATCGGCATGGTATTGGCGACCGCGGCAAACAACGCATTCACGACGGTTCAAACGGCCGGCGAAATGACCGGGCTGGATACCTCGGCCTTTGCCGAAGGCGCGAGCCTGTTCGTCAGCGCGACGGCGGCCGGCGCAATGACCGCGACCGAGCCGCAGCATCCATTCCTGTCGCAAGAGGTCGGCTTTTGCACCAAGAGCAATGCGGGGGGTGGCGCGGTACAGCTCTTCTGTACGCCTGCCCACGAGGGGGACGATTTCGGCAGCAACCGCAATACGTACAAGATCGGCGATGGTGCTGCGGGAACGAAAACGCTTGGGTTTTCTGCCGCGGGGCTCGGCAGCCTGCAGTGGGCGCCGACTGCCGCGCGCACTGTGACGATTCCGGATGATTCCGGGACGGTCGTGCTCTCCAGGGTGATCGGCGCGACTTGGGACAACGGCTCAAGCGCAGTGGTTGCTGCTGACTGCAAGACGGTATTCGTGCCCGTCAATGCGGCCGGGACGATCAATCGGGTCGAGATCATCACCGACAACTCGGTCGACGGGTCGTGCGTGGTCGACGTCTGGAAGGCGAACAACGCGTACCCGAGCGTCGCGAACACGATCATTTCCGGAACGAAACCAACGATCTCCGCGGGGCGCTTTTATAGCGATACGACACTTTCGGGTTTCTCGTCATTGGCGATCACAGCGGGGGATCGCGTTGCGTTTCATCTCGATTCAGCGTCGAGCCTGACGACCATCTCAATCAGAATGACCTTTGGGTAAAAAATGGGTATCGCAACAACAACTGCTGTTATCGACCATACCAGCGATGCCGGATTCCGTGCGTGGGTCGCCGAGTTCATTGCACAGCTCGCCAATGCCGGCGCGGTCCAAACGGCCGATACGGGACAGATCAACACCAGCACGGTGACGCGACCCGGCACGAACACGACCGCAGGCTACGCGGTTTTCAGAACGCCGGATTCAACGCTCTATTACAAGTTCGAGTTCGGAACGGGAGTCGCGGCCACAGCCCCCCGCATATTGGTCACTATCGGTACAGGGTCGAACGGAACGGGGACTATTACCGGGCAGACGAACACGGCCTCTTCAACCATGGTTAATGGCGCCGCTCCGGTCAGCACGTCCACCGCATATGTTAGCCGATGGTGCTGCAAAAATGGCTACATCGGCATTTCGTGGAAAGAGGGGAGCGTTACCGGGGGGGGTATTGCAGGAATACTCGTTTCCGGTGTTACGGTTGACGGCTCGCAAACCATCACCAGTACGGGATTTGCGCTCGTTCGGCTAAATGGCGCAAACCTCTCAGTGCAGTCCGTGAGAACCGCGGCCACTGCCGTCACGCTAACCGATCAGACTATCAATTCGTCAAGGGCGTTTTCGCTCACTTGCATTCCTGGCGGGGAATCGTCATCGATCGATAGCAGCGGGAACAACCAAGCATACCTATGGTGGATTAACGTCAAAGACGTTCAGCCGTTTCTGTGGGGGTGTACTGTCTATTCAGCAGAGGCGGGAGTCGGAACGACATTCAGCGCTACGTTGATCGGATCAACCGCTCACACATATGTGGCGCTGGTCGGAGTGGGAGCGAACAGTCCTGTCAATAGCGCAACATTTGCGTGCGCGATGCTATGGGAGTGAGTCATGGCCTGGGTTCCAGCTCCTAGCAACAGCATTCAGTCATCCCAAAAGGCTGGTGTCGCAATAAACGGCGCGCTATCCAGCGGCATTTCGTTCGCAAACGCGTTCCAGGCGGGCCCTAAGCCGTCCTCGGTCACGACGCCTCAACATACCCGTAGTTTCCCAATCGGCTGAACCCATGCACCCAATGACGCAGGACCCGCTCGCGACGGCTGAGCGGATGATGGCTCATGCGAAACACCCGATTCTCTCGGCGCTCGCCGGCGACGCAAACACCGTTGCCGCCTATGCGCGGGAAGAGATCCGCAGCGCCATCCTCGCGCTGCAGGACTACTTGATGAGCCTGCCGGGTGCGCAACTGGATTGCCCGGTCACACATCACTTTGCGCCGGGTTCCTACGCGCGCGAGATGACCATTCCGGCCGGTGTCGTCATTGTCGGGAAAATTCACCGTCACGCGCACGTCAATGTGATTTCCAAGGGGCGCGTGCGCGTCGTCACCGAAGCGGGACTGAAGACGCTGGCAGCGCCCTGCACCTTTATCTCTGAGCCCGGCACCAAGCGCGTCGTGCTCGCTGAAACCGAAACCGTATGGACCACGGTGCATGCTACCGATGAGACGGATCTCGACAAGATCGAGGGCTTCGTTATTGCCAAGACCTATGAGGATCTTGGCGTCATCGAGGCGGTGCCACAACAGGAGAGGCTAAAATGACGTGGGGAATGGTCGCGGTTGCAGGAGCCACGGTCGTGGGCGCGGGAGCGGCATATGCCGGTTCCCAGCAAGCGGCCAGTGCCGCCAAAGAGGCCGGTAAGACTTCGGCGAACGCGGCGAAATATCAGGCCGAGCTGCAGCAGCAGCAATACGACCAGACGCGGCAAGATCAGGCGCCCTGGCGCGGCGCGGGCGAACTCGGCCTGGGCGCGCTGACCTACGGGCTGGGCCTGTCACCGACCGGCTACGTGCCGGGCATGTCGCAGCAGACCATGGGGGCGTTCGGTGCCAATGCGCTCGCCTATGGCAACGCCAGCAATCTGCTCGCAGGCGGTGACCAGTGGGAAGTGATCGCCGCGCCCGGCCATCGCCAGAACATGCAGGTTCGCAACACCGCAACCGGCGAAGTGCGCGAGGTGCCGGTCTCGACTGAGAGCGATACTTCGTCGCTCAAGCGCGAAGGGATCGCCAATGCGCTCGCGAACGGCTGGCAGTTGAGCGGCACCGAATCCGTTCCGCAAGTCGGCTCCGTGCTCACGGGGCCCAAGTCGATGCCGACCGACGCGCAGGTTGCCGACGCGCAGCAGCGCATGTCGCAGGCGTCCGGTAATGCACTGACGCCGATGGTGGCGCGCGCACCGGGGGATAACTCCGGCATCGGCCAGCCGGGGCTGATGCAAACCGGCATGGGCGCGGGCGACCTGATGCGACGCTTCGGCATGGCGGATTTTCAGGCCGATCCCGGTTACGCCTTCCGTCAGCAACAGGGACAACAACAGATCGAGCGATCGGCGGCGGCGCGCGGCGGGCTGCTGTCTGGCGCGGCGATCAAGGCCGGACAGCGATTCGGGCAGGATCTCGCCAGCCAGGAGTATCAGAACGCCTACAACCGGTTCAACACGGACCAGACGAGTCGCTACAACAAACTGGCATCGCTCGCCGGCGTCGGGCAGACCGCGAACAACGCGCTGCAGACGGCCGGCAGCAACTACGCCAACGCAATGACCGGGATCAGCGCCAACAACGCCGACAATCAGGCTAATGCGCAACTCGCAGCCGGCAATGCGCGCGCTTCCGGCTATACGGGAATCGCCAACGCGCTCTCCAGCGGCTTCGCAAACTATCCGCGCCAGCAGCAGCAAGGCTACCAAGTGCCGGCCGGCTATCAGATGGGCTCGGGCTACCTCGGCAACGCCGCAGCCACGAGCCAGGGCTATCAGCCGCTGGATTACGCAACAGCGAACGCCGGCTATTACGACTGAGGGCGACCATGGCAATCAATTTTGGCCTTCTGAACACCCAGGCGCCGGCCGAGATCGGCGCGAGCATCGGCAACGCGCTCGCCGTGCGCCGGCAGCGCGACATGCAGGACCAGCAATTCGCGCAGCAGCAGGAACAGGGGCAGGTACAAAACGCGCTCGCCCGCATGCAGATGCAGCAGGCGCAGCGCGCCATCGATACCGAAGACCGGCTGCGCCAGGCCTACGCGTCGTCGGGCGGCGACATTGCCGCCGCAGTGCCCAAGGTCATGGCGATCGACCCGAAGCAAGGACTCGCGCTGAGCAAGCAGGTACAGGAGGTGCAGCAGGCGGGCACCAAGCGCAGCCTGGAAATGACCGACCTCGCGCACAAGAAACTCGAGCTCTACCGTCAGGGCCTGAACGAGGTTCGCACTCCACAGGATTACGCGAACTGGCTCTCTCAGCAGCACAACGATCCGGACCTGCAGCCGCTGATGAAGTCGCTGCCGCCGCTTGAGCAATCCCTCGCGACGATTCCGCAGGATCAGGCGGGCTTCGAGAAGATGAAGATGCAGTCGGCGCTCGGGCTCGCGAAGGTGCTGGAGCTGAACAAACCGGCGGGCCCGTCGAGCCTCGGCAAGCTCATTGCGGAACGGGACGCGCTGCCGCAAGGTGATCCCCGTCGCGTTGACTATGACCGCATGATCACCAAGGAATCGACGCACGCGCCGCAGGTCAGCGTGTCGTATGGCGCCCCCATGGCGGGCGTCGATGCGCAAGGGAATCCCGTTTTCTTCCAGCCGAGCAAGAATGGCGGGGCGCCGGCAGTGATCCCCGGCGTAAAGCCGCCCGAAAACACCAAGTCGCCGACCGAGTTCGAAGGAAAAGCCGCGTTCTACGCCGGGAATATGCGCAACGCGAGCAAGATTCTCGACAACCTGGAGACGCAAGGGCTCGACATGTCGCGCCTTGGTCAGCAGGTCGAGACGGCGGTTGCTGGGGGTTTGGGCAACTTCGCTGCCAGTCCGGTAGCGCAGCAGGCCCGCCAGGCGCAGAACCAGTGGGCCGAACAGATGCTGCGCATGCAGACCGGCGCCGCGGCGACCGAGAACG